TCAAGAAATTTTTTAAAAATGTCAAAAATTGTTACAACAGAGGATAAAACAGAAATTGATTTTACAAAAAAATTTAATAAAGAATACATAAATATTTATATTCCATCGTATTTTATGAATACAACCTCTGATACATTTTATTTAAAAATATCTTTTTTTAATTCAACAAATGGTAGATTAAGATTTTTTGAATGTTCTAGTAATGAAAATGGTTCTTTAAAAAATTATTTTAAATTAAAAATAAATAAAAGTAATAAAACATATGAAATTTTAAATGGTAATCTTTTAACATCTTTAAATACATTTTATTACTACAAACTTATAGAAGTTATAGAAAGTAATAAAGAAGCGTTACAAACATTTGGAAATACATTATCCGGTGTTTTACCAATAATAAAAGAAAAAACAATTATAACAACAAGAGGCAAGCTAATATGATTGAAATATTAATATTTTTTTTAAAAATTTTCATTCCAAAATTTTTATTTTCCGCATCAATTCTTTTTATTATAAGAATAATTTATACATTTTTAAAATGTATAAGAAAACAAGAAAAATTATCAGATAATCTAACAAAAAAAGATAATCTTTATTTTTTCTTATCAATAACTTATATATTTACATATATTTTAATTTAAAATTATGAAATTTAAAAAAATAATCGAAGAACTTAAAAATTACATTGTACAAATAAACTTTGATGATTTTGTTGATATTTACATGTCATTTCCATCTGATTGGGATATAACACCATTTTATGATGATAATGATGTTTACATATTGGAAAATCCTAAAAAAACATTTGAAGACAATGGAAGAAAATATAGTATTTATCAGTTTATTTTAAAAACAACTGAACAAACTGATGAATTATTCAATATTTTAGTTCAAATAAAAAATACTTTTCTTGAAAGAGAAAAAATGCTTTTTGAATTGAACGAAAAATTACAACAAGAAAAACAACAACTTGAAGAAAATATTAATAAAAAAATTAACTCACTTCGTGGGGCTAATTCAAATAAAAAAACAAAAAATGAAATAATTGAAAATATTCAAGAAGTTAGTGAAATGAAGAACATAGATGACATTATGACTATTTATAATAAATAAATCATAATGATTTTTAAAGATTCACAAGAACAAATAAAACTCTTTAAACAAATTAGAGTCTCATTGGGTGAACCTGTCCGTGACTATGGTGATTGGGTAACAGATGATGTTATCGAAACATATGTGGAAATGGCTATAGAAGATTATATATCTTATTTAGATAATTGGTTAATTGAACAACAATGGTCTTCATTAGAAGGTTTAAATATAAGCACATCCAATTTTGTTGAAGCTTTTACAACAAAAAGTCTTGACTTTGAAAAATCATTTGCAATAGCATATGGAAAACAAACAGGTATATCAACACTAGGAGAATGGGAACTTAAAAGCGATTATGTTACAATATCAGCAGATACACAAGTATATACAATTCCATCAGGTAGAGAAATAAACGAAGTATTATGGTATACACCACCTCAAATTGCAACTAATATACTTGACCCCATTGGTATGGGAGGTGGATGGTTTGGCGCACCTACAGGTTGGTATTATGCAAATGTTCCCGCACAAGCAATGTTACCATCTTTTTCTTTGATTCTATCCACAATGGATAGATTGCAAAAGAAAAAAATTATACAAAGCGAACTAACATATAGAATAGCACCAGGACCAAATAAAACAAAAAAACTTTTTTTATATCCTATACCCGGAACTAGAGAAGAAATTGTTGGTAAATTCGGTAAAACACAAGAAGGTGCTAAAGTTTGGTATTTTTATTATGATACATTTGATGCCAAAGAAAGAGATTTATGTTTAGAAGAAAATGAAGATGTGGTAAAATTACCATCAGATGTGCCAATTAGAATCAAAAAATGGGATAACTTAAACGCACCATCTAAAAATAAAGTAAGAAGATTATCAGTAGCATATGTAAAAAAATATTTGGCAACTATTTGGGCAAAAACATCAGGTAAAGTTAAATTACCACAAAGAGATGAAATGATTGAAATAGATTATAAATATTTTTCAGATGATTATGATAAAGAAAAAGATGCAATATTTAAAGAACTACAAGAAGATTTGCTTGAATTTACATATCAAAAAATTATGGAAAAAAGAGCATCAATTGGTGAAAATTTAAATAAGGTATTACAATATACACCTGCTTTAACTCAAGTAATTTGGAAGTAAAATATGGCTAGAACTTCATATTATAATCAAAAAGACTATCAAGTTGACCTTAGAATGTCAAAAGATTATATCGATGAAGATATGGGTCTTTTTATTTACTTGTTCTCAATTAATATAACAGCTTCTAAAAAAGATATATATGGAGAAAGTCTACCATCAGAAAAAGAATTTGCTGAACCAATTAAATTAAATGCATTCGTCTCTCTATCTAAATCAGAAACATCAAAATTGAGTGGCCCTATGCTTGTTAATGAAAATATGGAAACTGTTAAATTCGGTGTATTTTTAGATGAACTTGAAAAAACAAATACAGAACCAAAAAGAGGTGATTTCATACTGTATGATGATAATCAAACAAAAAGATTCTTTGAAATAAATACAATAACTAACATTACTAGCAGTAATCAAATGTATAATTATAAAGCATTCTTTAAAGAAATTACTTCTACTTATGTTAAAGATTATAGACTACCACCAAACCTTAAAAATTATGCATAAATGTGGATGTAATGGTACAAAAAAACCATCAGTAATTATAAAAAGACCTAGAAAATAATGGAATATTTATTTTTATCATTATTAATTGGGTTTTGTTCAGCCCAATTAACTAAAGTATTGGATTTTTCCTTCAATGAAGGAAATATTCTTGATTGGTATTATATATTTTTATTAAAATATGTAGAACCAATATCTAAAAAATTAGCAAAACCACTTGGAACTTGCATTAAATGCTTTTCCGTATGGGTTTGTTTTCTTGTTTTTGGAATTTTTTTGATTTTTACAAACATTCCTTGGTTCTATATATTTCTATCTCAAGGAATTAGTGCTTATATAATTTACATATGTGAGCGTAAAGCCCACTCATCACGAAGTGTGGGTGGGATGTAAGCGACCATTTATTCTAATAATTTAATAAAATGTAGAGAAATTTTATATTTTCTTTAAACTTTTTAATTTTTCTGACTATTTATATATGATGTTGAAAGCTTTTAAATATAGACTTAACCCTAATGAAGAACAAATTGTTCTTCTTAATAAACATATTGGTGCAAGTAGGTTTATATATAATTTAGCTTTGGAAACAAAACAAATTGCTTATGCTAGTAATAAACATAATTTATCTTGTTTTGAATTACATTCACAACTTAAAGATTTAAAAGAAGAATGTCCTTGGTTAAAAGAACTAAATTCACAATCATTACAACAAGCAATAACTAATTTAGATAAAGCTTATACAGCTTTCTTTAAAGGTTTAAACTCATTTCCTAAATTTAAAAAGAAATCTAATAATGGTAGTTTTAATATTCCACAAAGAGTTATAGTAGAAAATGGTAAATTAATTATACCTAAATTCACAAAGAAAAATGGAATTGATATAATCTTACATAGACCAATTAAAGGTGAAATAAGGCAAGCTACCATTAGTAGAACACCTACAGGAAAATATTTTGTATCTATTCTTTGTGAAACTGGTGACCAAAATAAAGATAAATCTAAGATAAAGGAAGAAACCACGATAGGTATTGATTTAGGGATTAAAGATTTTGCTATAACATCTAATGGTGAAATATTTTCTAATCCAAAATATTTAAGAAAGGTACAGGATAAATTAAAATATCTACAAAGTAAATATTCTAAAAACAAAGGAAAAAAAACAAAACAAAAATTAGCAAAACTACATGAAAAAATAGTAAATAAAAGAAAAGATTTTTTGCATAAAGTATCTACTAAACTAGTTCGTGAGAACCAAACGATTTGTTTAGAAAATTTGAATGTATCAGGAATGTTACAAAACCATAAATTAGCACAAAGTATTAGTGATGTAAGTTGGTCAACATTTGTATCTATGTTAGAATATAAAGCTGAATGGTATGGTACGAATATACTTCGTATAGGTAGATTTGAACCAAGTTCAAAAACCTGTTCTGTTTGTGGTAATATTAATAAAGAACTATCTTTAAAAGATAGAGAGTGGACTTGCACTAAATGTAATACTACGCATGATAGAGATGTAAATGCTGCAATAAACATTAAAAATTTTAGTTTAAGAAATATCTTGTCAGGAACTGACAGGAAAAATCATGACGAACTGCCTACGTTAGTAGGAGTGATGACTCATGAAGCCCATCCCATCGGCTATGCCGTGGGTGGGTAGTTCACAGAGAATAAATATCTCTAGCATCATATTTTTTTACATACATCTTAACTAGTCTACCTGCAATAGCATTTGCAGTATCCTCTATCTCACCACCAATATCAGGTATATTACCCTTAATTTTACCTTGTAAATCTTGTTTCTGATGAACAAGTTCATGTGCTATTGTTCTAATAACATCAGCTATCTGTCTACCCTCATATATAACATATATACATTTATCCGATGGGTTATAACCACCTGTTGTTATTTCTAACTTGTTTTTTCTTGTTAATAAAAATACTCTTATGTCATTTGTTATTTTTAAATTGCTTCTACAAAATTTTAAAAAATTTGATAAATGCTTGAACTTTAAAGGACTCAAACTGTCTATCTTTTTTGAATAAGAAATCTTAATCATTTTTATTATAAATAGTTAAAAAAAAGGGGTGGAATAAATCCACCCCCTTTATTTTTTTAATTTAAGTTAGATTAGTTAATCGTATCTAACATAAATTCAGCAGGTGAAGCAGTTGGTAAACCATTTACAAGCACCTTACCATAGAACCTGTTGTTAACGACTTTCTTCGCATAACGAGTCATAATACCCATTACAGGCTTGAAGTCAGCAGGGTTAATGGTTTTTGGCATAAGCATCAACGGTACATATGGAGCGTAGATGTAACCTGCGTGGAAGATTGAATCACCTTTGTGTCCTACAAGAACAACACCACTAGGAGCATAAGCATCAACATATACTGTGTATCTGTTAGCTACAGAACCAACTTTCTCAATACCTAAAGAGAACTTAGTTTCTTCAGCAGAAGCATCAGAAGCATGGAAGTACTCAAGGTCATTAAAAACAGCAGCAATTTCAGGAGAACATACAACCCAGTTTGCACCACCACGAAGAGTGAATTTCATGATACGAGCAGAGATTTGGTTAATCTTAGTGATTAACTCTTGGTTGTAATCTTTACGAGTAATTGCAAAACCTGCACCAACATTGTTAAATCTTCTGTCAAATGCAGCATAATCCCAATATTCAACATGTGAAGCAGACTTGCGAAGGTCACGAAGGATTTCACGGTCAATTTCACCTGATACAACCTCAGAAAGAAGTGCAGTTAATTCAGCTTCAACATCAATTGAGTGGAAAGCATTAACGTCTTGCTGAAGTTCAGGAGTGAAGGTAGCACCTAACATTCTTTTATCAACAGACACATCGATAAAGTCGAAAGTGAATGTTACTTGAGGAATTTCAGCATCTTCTTCTAAGTTAGAATATTCTTTCCAACTAGCAATAAGGTTAGCAGCAGTAAATTGAGCAGCAGACCTTAAACCTGTAGTTGTACCTGTAGCATAAGGATTGTTTCCATATACAGTACCACCACTTACAGGTGAGTTAAGAATTAAGTCAACAAGGATGTAATCATTTCCTTTAGCAACCAATTCTTTTCCATAAGCTTGCATTGGAAGTCTAAAAGGAATTGGGTCACCTGCTGCAATGATAACAGAACCATCAGCTTGAGAAGTTAAAGCAGAAGATGCGGTAACTTTCAAACTCATTAAGAATGTTTCAGTATCAATGATTTGACCTGAAGGACCTTGTAATTTACCTTCGTTAGTAGTGCTAAATCCTGATATTTTAATCAAACATCTTTGAGAACCATTTGCACCACCTGGACTACCTGAAAGGATTTGAGCAGCAGCAAAAGACCTATTAGTAATTCTACCTTTAGTTCTATCAAAAAGACCACCAATATCATCAAAATCACTTCCGTTATTGTAGAAAGAATCATACAATGAAGTGGTTTGATACGTAGTTTTGTTAAGATTTGTAGCAGCATTACTGTATACACCATCAAATGTGGTATGAGCAGAAAAGTTAGTACCTGTTCTAACAGAGATTTTAGGGTTAATGAAATACAAACGACCAATCGGCATGTTCATAGCCTGAACAGAAACGATTTCATTTGCAAGTAATTTTTGGAAAACACGTCTAATGATTGGGAAAGCAACTGTCTCAAATGAACCTGAAGATGTAGCATCTGTAGATTCGTTAATGAGATAAGAAGCTTGGTTCTCATACAATTGAGCAATGTTTTCAGCCATGTGACCTTCAAGGCCATCAAGCAAGCCAAATTGATTCCATTTTTCAGTAATCAATTCACGCTGTTCACGAAGTTGGCGGTATTCCTGACCAACTTTTCCTGAGTTAAGGATTTCGGTAATTCCGTACATAGTTTTTTAATTTTTTTTAATTAAGTAGTAAGAATTTTTTTATTTTTATTTTTTCTTACCAAAATTATAGTTAAGTAATTGTTTAAACCTATTAGATTCATCATTTTCGTTCATCAAGTTCTTTTCTGTAACAATTGCATTGTCAGTTTTATGAACTCTACTAACTTTATTTTGTACTGATTCATTCAACATTGAACCATCTTTAGCTGTTTGCCCTTTTGCAAACTCATTTGTTAATGAAATATAGGTCTCTTTAATTTGTTCTTTAGTTTGTGCATTTGAAAAGCGATGAATAATTTGTAATTTTTCATTCTCTCTTAAAGGATGTTCAAGTAAAAACTTGTTTACAAATCCTGCTTTTAATGCACTAATTGTTACATCATAGACTTTATTCTCTAATGATTTAACTTTATTTGTAAAACCTTCCTGAAGTTTTTTATTCTCCATTTCAAGCTTTTTAACTTTCTCATGTAATGAAGTCATTTCTTCTTCATCTATTTCTTCACCAAGAATTCCTGATTGGCGATGAGGTCTACCACTAGGTGGCATTGCACCTCTATTTCCACGATTTTTCTTAGTAGCATCATTTCTTAAACTTGATTCTTCAATTTCTTCTTCTTCTTTGATTGAATCAAGCATTTCAGCAATTTGTTCTTCAGTTAAGTTAGAATAATCTTCTTTAGCACTTGTTTTAAATCTAACATTGTTAGTTGAACCAGCACCACCTTGACCATCTTGAGTTGACTCTTCTTCACCACCCATATCACCATCTTCTTGAAGCATATCTTCCATTTCTTGGAGTTCTTCTAATGACATTTCATTAAACATTTCTTCAAGTTCAGACTCTTCAGCAGCATGATGACCACCAAGACCATCTTTTCTATACTTATCTCTAATATCAGTTGCAGCAGATTCTTTTTCTAAGTCTCTTAATCCACTTGTTCTTCCAACATCACCAACAATTCTTGAATCTCTTCTAGAACGTGGTTGAGAAAAATCAGTTTCAGCATCCATTTCAGCAAGCATTTCACTAATTTCATCATCAGTTAATTCTTCATTATACATTGGTTGATTTTCCGGTGTATTCATATCGATTTCATACATTACTTCTTCATCCATATCAGGATTTAGACCAATCCCAGATTCATATCCATCATATCTACTATCACCACCACTCAATACATCTTCATCATCACCATAATAATTACCTTCATCATCAGTATCATCATAACCTTGAATATATGGTTTTTCAAATTCTCTTCTATCTCTTCTCCATGATTTTTCATCTTCATAGTCAGAATGCATAGTTTCTTCACTACCATAACCTTCATCATACATTTCTTCTTCCATATATTCATTTTCTTTAATAATGAAAGAATCATTATCTCCCATGTTATAATATGCCTCAACCAATTTATTAAAGCTTACATCTCTTAAATCTTTTAAGACTTGTTTTTTTGTATTTCTCATTTTAGTATTATTTCTTTTAAAATTTTCATTTATTTTTTCATAGCTTTCTTCCTCATCATCTTCTTCATCATTTGGTCCTGCTAAAACTTTATCATCAACATCAACATCATTAAATTCAATATCATCATCATCTTCTTCAGAATCCATTTCTTCTTCATCAGAGTCCATTTCCATTTCTTCCTCATCAGAGTCCATTTCCATTTCTTCCTCATCAGATTCCATTTCTTCTTCATCTGAATCAGCTACTAATTTAAATCCATGTTCTTCTGCTGCTTTTCTTAAAGCATCTAAAGACATTTCTTCTTCTTCCTCATCCTCTTCATCAGAATACATATCATCTTCTTCCTCATCTTCCTCATCTTCCTCATCTTCTTCATCGGAATACATATCTGATAATTCATTTAAAATTTCGCTTATATTTGATGATTCTTCTTCACTTTCTTCTCCTAATTGTTTTAACATTTCACTCATTTTTGATGGTGATTCTTCTTCGGTTGTTTCTTCTTCTTCCACATCTTCACCTGCAATTAATTTTTCAAATAAAGCGGAAGATTTTTTTTCAAGTAAATCAGCACTTTCATTAATCAATTGCTCTTTGGCAAGTTCCAAAGATTCATTCTTGATATTTTCTAGTTCTTGCAAACTATCTTGTAATAAAGATTTTTTATTATTCATTTTATTTTATTATCTACATTTAATTAGTAAAAAAATTAACCACCAATTATTTTTCTTATTGAATCATCATATTTTTTTACATTATTGTTTTGAATATTTACTGATTCTTGTAAATTATCATTTTTAGTTTCCAAAAACAAATATGCATTTGGTGTAGAAGGTGTAGCAACGAGGTCAAAACAAATAAGTTCAAAATCATCTTGAACAATATTTTTTCCACCTACTTTTTTAACACTACCTAAACCTCTTGATGAAATACCAAGTTTAAGATTTCTTTGTAGATATAAAGCAATTTTATCACCAACACACCAACCAATACCATCTCTCATGAATGAATCACTAACGATAATATCAAGAGTTCCATAAACTGCGTTACCTGACCACCATGTTTTTGCAATTCTATGGGATATGTTTTGTAAGGAGATTGTAACCGAATTCCATTCCATAATGCATATCCATTATCTCTGACCAAAAACGTGCTATTTGGTGTTTCAATACATACAACCTTACCATTATAATTTTGTTTTTCTACTTTAATAGTTTCAATATCTATTTGATTAATTTCAAATTCATTATCCCATAAAGAATTATTAGGAATAAATAAAGAATTGGTATTATTATCTAAAATTTCTTGAGCAGTAATGAAGAACTTTTCTTTTTTATTATTATTTACATAAAATCTGTGATTTGGTGTTACCAAAAGGTCCATATATCTACCTTTTAATGAAATCATTTCACCATTATATTCTTCATTTATTACTGTTAATACAGGTTGTAATTCAATTTGATTAGTTTCTGTATTTAATGTAAAAACTTTTTCACCTACGACAACATCTTTAATTAATTTCCAACCCGATTCAGTAAAAACTTCTGCTGTTTCACGATGACATTCAGGATGGTCAGCTTCATTAAGTGCTGCATAGTCATTAATAAGTTTTTGATATTCATCTATTTGTTTTGCTAATATTTCTCTTGGATAAACTCTACCATTACGGTTTAGAACATCGGCTTCTTGAAGTTTACAATCAATATAAAAATGACCATCAAAATCATTTCTTCTATATTTTGAATTTAAATCTTCAAATATTTTTTTATTATTTATGGTTAAATCATTTGAAATAATACCTGCATCAGTTTCTACCAATAAACCATATCCTTCTTGTCCTTCTTTTAGTAGTTGTATTTCATTCATTATTTATTTGAATTTAAGTTTTTAATCTCAAAAAGTTTGGACAAATTATTAATTGCTGTTTCTGAATTATATTCTAGTGAATCTATAAAATCAAATGTTTCTGTTAATACTTCAGAACTAATGTTATCTTTTTCATTTAATAAATAATTTTTAGTTGATTTTTTATAGTTTTCAAAAACTGTTTTTTTCTTTTTTTCATCACCTTTAATAAAAGAAGAAATAATTTCCATTTCATCAGGTTGAAGATTTGAGAATTTTTCTTCTAATTTCTTTTTAGCTAAATGAAAAATATGACTAACTTTAAATCTATTTTCTGTCTTTTCTAATTTTGTTTCATCTTTTTTAGTTAATGACTCAATCAAAAAATTAACAGATTCATGAAGTTTATTAACATTAGTTATTTTTTTGTATACACTTTCACTAATAACATTTTCAATGTTTTGATTTAATTTAATTTTATCTTCTGATAATTCTATTTCTTTTAAATCAAACTTTTCAAGTTTTTTATTTTCTTTTAGTAATGTATTTTTTTCAATTTTAGATAAAGCAGCAATATTAGTCTCAATGAATCTTAATGATTCATTATATTCAAGATTATGCTTCTTTAAATTCTCATAAATTGTATATTCTAACATTAGAACAGGTGATGATTTAATTGTTTTTAAAAACTCTTCATATAGTTTTTTATACTTGCTAGTATTTTCAATTAAATCTTGAGAATAAGCTTTATTTAATTTTGACTTGACATTACCAAAATTTACCATTTTTTTTAGTGTTTAATATAAATAGTAAAAATTATTATTCTTTTATTAATCTGTTTAATTCATCAGTTTTTTTAAATATTTCTTCACTTAAAAAACCTGCACCGCCACCTTCAGGAGGACCACCGCCACCTAGTTCAGGACCACCGCCCATAGGAGGAGGACCACCGCCCATAGGAGGAGGACCACCGCCACCTAGTTCAGGACCACCACCCATAGGAGGAGGACCACCCAATCCACCGCCAAGCGAATTATCTATTTGTTGTTGTTCACCACCTTGACCCTCTACTTTAAATCCTGCATTTTTGTATTTAATCATTTTATCCATCACACCGGATGTTTTAAGAAGCATTCCCGCACCTTTAACTTCTTCACCAATTTTTGATTCAAGCATTTGTTCTTGAAGGTCATTAATAATATCTTCTTCGGACATATTGAAGAATTTTTTTCTTGCCATTAACTCTGACATTGGTTTTAACCCTGTATTTTGGTTTGGTGTTGTTGCTTGAGCATATACTTCAAATTTAGATTTCCAAATCTCAAGTTGTAATAAATCAGAAGCAGTTGATGGATTATTAAGCGATAATTTAAAATCATCAATATATGATTCATAATCACCACCAAGTAAACCTAAATGAATAATTGCTATTTTATTGAGTTCAGCAAGCAATGCTTGTTGAATACGATTTACTTTTCTTGCAAAACGAATATCAAGCATTGATAAGTTTTTACCTTCTCCTGATGCTTGGTCAGATGAAAAACCAAGTAATGTCTTATGAATACCTAATCCGGTAAACAGATTATCACGAAGATATGTAATATCAGAAATTGCTTCAAGATTAGATGCACCAGGAAGTGTATCAACAAATTGACCTGAAGTATTACCCCTATCAGCAATAAAAATATCTTCATCCATTGAAGCGATATTATATTTAAAATTAATATCACCTGTTTTAGGGTCAACTAATTTCTTTTTCTTTACATTGTTAGCAAATGCCTCAAGAATTTGTGGAACATCTTCAGGTGGAACATTACCAACAGGTACTTTATAAATTCTTCTTTCTGCTGCTCTTGTGATACGATATACCATCATCGCATCTTCCATCATAAAAAGTTGTTTATATGTTCTTCTTACTTTTTCATATACGCTACAACCATATGGAAGTCTATCACCTGTACCTAATAATCTAAAGTGAGCAACTTGATAATCCATATACTCTTCTTCACCTCCTGAATTTGGGTCTTTATATTTGAAGAATGCTCTGAATCTATTTTTATTATCGTATTTTTCATTTCTTTCAACAAATTGAGATGCAAGTTGTCTAAAGTCTACAATACCATTTTCTTTTGAAAGTTCTAGATAAACAAAATTATCACCATATTGGCACATATTTCTACACCAATAAAATAAATTGGTATTAACATCCATAACTTTATAAAAGAATCTTTCAAGTTCTTTTTTTACTTTATCAGATGAGCAATAAATATTTAAAATTTGTCCTGTATCGCTTTTAGTTGTTGTCGCTTCTTCAGATAACAAATCTAATGCAGCACCTAAAATCGGATAACCATCCATTGATAAATAATCGTAGTAGAGCATCATTCTACTAGATTCATACATCAACTTGCGTTGGTCATTTCCTCTATCAATTTTGGTGCTTTGTTGTCTATAAAACTTTATAGCACCATCTTCAACTGCTGTTTTAATTGCATCATCTTGCGAAGAAGCCTTAATAAATTCTTTTTCTAATGGTGCTTCAAGTCTACCTTGAGTACTATCTAATGCATCTGTTGCTCTTCTAAAGAAAGTATTAATATTTGAGAATAAACTCTTTTTATCTTCTGCCATAATTAATAAAATACGTTTTTAATAAATAGGATTAAATATTTCACCTAACAAATATGTATGGGTTGTTATTTATTTTTGGTGTTTGTCTTTCAGGCACATCTATGCTATTACCATTTGTATACCAATCCTTTCCTTTAATAGTATCATTCTTTCTTTCGTAATTTACATCTTGACTATCTTGTGATATCATTTTCTTTTGGAACTCAGTATTCATATCTGTAAATTCATCACCCTTTCTAATTATTGCTGATTTAGCATAATTCAAATAAATATTGAATTCATTTCCAATAGTTTTTGAAAACATATAAACTGCAAATAACATACCTGTTGCAATTAACAAGTCATCATGTGCTGAACGCATATGGTCATATCTATTTGTATTATCATTAAAAACAAATGTTTTAATCTCACTTAATAATCTTATTGAGTATATTATCGCTTCACCTTCTCTTAATCTTCTTTCAAATTCTCTAATAACATAATCACGAATAGCACCATTTTTCATTGTGAATCCGGGTTGTAATTCACCTCTTTGTAAATTTTTTAATTGAACTTTTACATCATTTTGTCTTGGTCTATCATAATGTATTTTTTTATATTTTTTATTAACCAAATATCTAATAACTGATATACCCCAACCTCCTGTAACATCTATAATAACATAAGCATTATTATATTTTTCACCATATTGTAAACATAATTCACCCATTACTTCAAGTGGAACTCTAGCTTGATATTCAGCTACTTGAACAAGTAACATATTTACAGCATCATTTTTAAATATTTGAATAGTAGAATAGTCACCATCACCACTTCCTTTTGCAACGTCACAAGCTAAATAATAATCATAACCAAATATTGGTTCTTCCCAAATCCAAAAATGATTATCAAATTCAGTTTTAATTGGTTCTTTACAAGTTTTTTCTATTCTCATAATTGTTTCTTCATCAACAAGGTTTCCACCTGAACCTAAAAACTTGTTTTCTAACTCTTGAGCAATTTTTCTTGGGTCATTGTTAAATGTTTGACACATATCTCTAAACCAAGAAGAGGATGGTCTATAACCATTAACTCTTAATTGCATATATTTTTCAGGGTCTTTTTCTTCAACAAATTCATCACCCCTAATCCAAATTAAATCTTCATTATAACGAGGGTCTTCAAACCAATTGATTTCAACAACTTTAAAGTTATTTTTACCTGTTCTAGCACCTTCATAACGAGCATAATATGTTGGGTCAAGACCTCTTGGTGTGGAGTTCAATATAATCTGACCACCTGCTGACATTGTACCTGATGCAGAAGACATAAATTCTTCACCTTCTTCAAGGAAGGCTGCTTCATCTATAAATAATATATCAGGTGTAAAACCACGAAGACCATCAGCAGATGCTGCGAAAGCCTGTAGTGTTGCACCATTATTATAAATCTTGATTTCTTTTGTATCTGAATCGGTTGGAATTCTATTAAATATTTCTTTTGGTAAATTATTAATAATTGATGCTATCTGATAAAAAATACTTTCTTTTGCAAGTTTTAATTTGTTTGCAGCAACACCAACTTTAATATCTTTTCTAAAAACAATTGAATGCGCTAAATAAAGACATGTTACTGTTGTAATACCACCCTGACGATATTTAGCAACTAATACTCTGTTACTTTCTTTGTATTTATTTAATACTTGTATTTGTTGTGGTAACAATTCAAAAGAAACAAATTGTTGTTTTCTTTTATCCCAAACCTTACAATACTTTTTTGCAAAGTACTCTATGTCAATAGCGCACTTGGCATATTCCATAATTAATTCTTGTTTGGTCATTGACTTTAGTTTAAGTAGTTATTACTCAAACTTTATGTCATTGTTTCTCAATATTTCACGAACATCATAATAACTATCCCCATATTTAAAAACAATAAGATTTTTATTCAGTGAAGACATTTTTTTATAATCCTCAACATATTCCCATGCTAATGCAACCACACCAAATACAGCATCAAGCATTCTAAACTCACTTGAATCAACAATACAATCAAATTCTATTGAATCTGATGTTACTTCCATAACTTTCTTTATAAATCCTTTTCTTGGTGGATATACACCTAAATCACATACATCCTCCCATTGAGGACCAATACAATCGTCAGGATTATTTGAAAATATAAACTCTAATTTCTGTGAACCATCATGTGTTTCACCAACAGGATTTATATAAACTAATTTTAAATCCTCTTCTTGAACCTTAATAGGTTCTACATTGATATACTCTTTTTCCATGAAATAATAAAAATTATTTTTTATCTAAAAATTTAGTAAAAAAATCGTCTAACTTTTTTGTATGTTCATTTAAATTTTGAAGCGTTGCTTCTAATTTTGTTATTGCTTCTGTATTTTTTTGAATCATTAATTGAAACTTGTCGTTATTTTCTTTTTCCGTGTCAAATAATTCATCAATTAATTTATTTATTTTTGTATCGGATGTTTCTAATATTGCTATTCTTGTTTTAATTTCTGAAATATCACTCCCTATTTTATCAAAATTTAACTTTTGATTCTTTTTTTCTTCTTCTAAAGAATTAATCTTATTCTGTAAAACAGGAATAACAAATACATACGTCAAAAAAGTACCAATTACTGCTGACAAAACAGCAAAAATTATTTGTGCGCTTGAAGGAAGTATTTGTAATATTATGCAAAACATATTAGATTAATTTTCTTTTAATGCTTTCTATTAAAATATTTCTTTTCCTTTTTTCAATTTCTTGTTTTAATTGTTCTTTTAATAATCTTTTAGATTCCGATTTTAATTGTCTTAAAATATTCTCATCTAATTTCTCAGTAGATGGTTCTTCTTCAGCAGGTGCTTCAACAGGCTCTTCTTCAGTAGAAGGTTCCTCTTTATTAACAGGTTCTTCTACACTAGAACCTTTAATTTTTTGATAAAAACTTTCTTTTTCTTTATCAGATAATTGTTTAAAATCATCACCGATAGCAGTTATTAGACTATTCATGGCATTTTTAATGTCTTTTTTATCTAATAATTTCTTATCTTGAAGTTCATTTACAACTTGACCAAGTTTTCCAACAGTTTCCTGAAATTCTTTTTTAGGGTCTGCTTCTTCACCTTCAGAAGCAGCATCAGCAGCAGGTGCTTCTTCCCCACCTTCAGGAGCAGCATCAGCAGCAGGTGCTTCTTCCCCACCTTCAGGAGCAGCGTCAGCAGCAGGTGCTTCAGTCGCATCATCTCCAATACTTCCCAATATTTCATCTGATATTTCAGCAGGTGTTTCACCACTCGTTTGAGTAGTGTCTACAGCAGGAGCAGCACCCATATCAGTTGGCATTGCTTCAGGAGCAGCACCCATATCAGTTGGCATTGCCTCAGGGGTAGATGTCTTTTTATCTGTATCTAATTTTGTTAGAAGTGTATTTTCAGTTGAATCAGAACTTACAGGTTTTTCAACAGATTTGGTTTCTTTTGAATCTGTTGATTCTTCTGAATCATCAATAATATCCTCGTCTTTTTCAAGAAGTAATCTTAATTTATGAGCATTATTTTGCGCTTCGCAAATAAAAGACATTTTATTTACAGCTTTTTCAAAAGAATTATGTTTTTCAATACCAAAAGTAGAATTTAAGCCATCTAAATGTTTAAAATCAGTTGGATTTGTACTCCCTTTTTTAGTGGTATATTTTAAATAATAAGTTTTATTTTCATGAATAATACCAAAAATATTACCATCCAAAGTTTTTTGGATTTTTAATAGAGAAGGTTTTAATTGAACCTTTTTGTCACTATCAACTGCTAATCTTTTAAAGTTTTCAGCAATCTGTTCTTTAGTTGCTTTCTCTCTACTAATTTTACTTGCATCTGCTCTTTTAATCATTTTATTAAATTTTATTTATTAATATCTTCTTCTTTTATTTTTTGACAAACCTTTTCTTTTGAAGTTTTCAAAAATACCTTCTTGTGGTTGATTACCTGTACCGATTGCTTGAATACCCCTATCTAAAGAATCGTTAGCGAGGCCTTTTCTTCTTGCACTATCAAGAAATGTTATTGCTTGTGCAATTTTGGCATCAGTATCTAATGTTTTATCAGAAATAAATGATAATAAATAACGATAATTATCACTATTTTTTCCTAATTGTTCAGCAATATCAGTTAATGTATCCATTGGATTACCAAAAAATTTTCCTAATTTTCTAAATGGTTTATCTAATAAACGAGAACCACCACTACCTTTACCACCTTGAGGTCCAACAACTGCTTCTTTTCTAATTTGTTTTTGATAAAGTTTTTCTTTCAACATTTCATTTTCTCTTTGAAGAGATTTAAGTTTTTCTTCAAGCATTCTTTTCTTTGTTTGTTCAAAGATTTCATTGAAATCAACTTCATCTAAATGTCTTTTTCGGTATCCTTCTCTAATAAGTTCTCTTTTTGCTTGAACAAAGTTTTCAAAAACTAAATTGTATAGTTGTTTATTAGTCATAATAATTTTAATATAATTAGTTAGAATTTATGGAAAAGACTTTATTTAGTGTTTCTTTTTTATTATTCTTAATAATATCAAACACTTTTTTGTTTCTTAATATTTTAAAAACTAAATTATCTACAGAGAATTCACCTTCTTTTTTTGTTGCATCTCTACGTTTATCCTTTATTTTTTCAAAAACTTTATTAAAATTTTCTATTTTATTTATAGAATCTTTCATTGAATTTATTTTATTTAGTATTTCTAAATATTTATTAGTTTTTTCTTTTATTAAATCTTTATCTATATCTGGTATTTTATATTTTGGTTTTTTTATCCATTTATTATTAATAATAGAATAGATTCCACTCATGCCTTTATGAGTTGAATCATTTAATTGTGAATAATCTTGTACATATATTTCAACAGGATAATCAAAAATTTTTATATCATTTGAATCACCCCACAATGCTCTTTTATTAGTAAAAAAATCTTTAGCAAAATCTTCATTATCTGTTAGTTCTTTATAATCTACAACAATATGTAAATCAATATCAGATGTATCAGTGTAATTATAATTTGCTAAACTTCCTGTAAAAATTATATCTATTATTTTAATATCTAAATCTAATTGTTTAAAATAAAATTTAGCAAGTGCTAATAATTTTTTTCTTATATTACTTTTTAAATGATTGTTTAACCAAAATTTAGGATTTAAACTTTTATGATATTCAATTTGAATATCTGATTTTAATTTAGATGGAATTTTTTCTTCTTTTAAATTTTCATCTGCTTTTATTACACTAACAGCCCAATCAACATTTCCACTCTTACCCTTTTGTAATACTTTTAAAGTTGGATTTTGATTTTTAATACTAGTCAATCTATTTTCTAATTGACCTGCATCATCATAAATTAAAGAAATTACTTTTATTTTTTGATTTCCAAGTTGATATGAAATAGTATAGTTATTAATATCAATCTTAATACTATTTGGGTCAATAGAAATATCTTTTGTTTGTTCTTTTAATTTTTGTCTTAAATCACCAAAATTGTTACCACTAATTGTTTGAGTTTGTTGTGATTGTTGTGTTTGTGATTTATTAGATTTCCCTGCAACAAAAAAACTTTGTCTGTATGTGATATCTTGACCTTCTAATTGAAATGTAATATCAAAAGTTTTACCAACTTGTTTAGCAACACCACCGTAATAATTTTCTAACCTATCAATTAATCCATTTACTTGTTTATCATGTCTAATTTCATAATTATCACCAATTGAACCTCTTGTTGTAAAATGTGTATAAGCAATACCATCTTGAGATTTTATAATTTCACAAGAAGCCTCAGTTATAATTTGATTACCTTGAATAAATGTTTTTACTTGTATATTAGATATATCAGGTATATTACCTTTATTTATTTGATTTGTTAATTCATCTTGAACTCTTTGTTCAAAATCATCATTTAATCTTTTTGAACCCAACGCACCATGAACCAAATCTAAATCAGGGTTTGATATTGGTTCGGAACGACTAAAACTCACCTTTGCCAAAACCTTTTTAGTCTGTTGTTGTGATATTGGTATTGGTTGATTGGCTTTACTTACTGATGGATTTCCCATCAAACCTAAACCTAATGCTGCTGTTGCAAGAGATTTTCCAATTGCTTCTTCTAACTTTGCTTTTTTAATTTTTGTATAATATTTTGGGTCTTCAGATAAATGGTCCATTGCAATTTCTTTTGCTTGTTTTTTACTATCAGTATGTTCCATTTCAGTCTTAATACCTAGTCTAAGTTGAGATGTCAAATCTTCAATTGGAAGTTTGTGTTTTTTAGCAATCTGAGGCAATGTTAATTTATCTGCTTTACCACCTTTTAATTCTTGTTTTTCATTTAAACCACCCTTATCAATTGTTGAGAATTTTTCTAAATCAGAAAAACTAGGATGAGATTTTATTACATCTTTTTTAACATCTTTCATAACATCCCAAGTGCTAGGCTTCATTCTCATGTGATTTTTTACAATATAATTTACAACTTCAGGATTACCACCTAATTCAGTAATAAAATCTTGATACTTATCAACAAGGTCAGCAGATATATTTTCATGCCCATAAGCAGTTGGTTGTCCTGTTTTAGGTGATATTTCATAAGTTGCCATTTTACCTAAATCATGAAAATAACCTGCTAATATCAAATTAATATTATATGGTTCTGTTTTAATTGCTCTGTTGGTTACAACAATTATATGTTTTAATGTATTTCCTTCAGGATGCCATTTAGGATTTTGTTTTGCTTGCCAATTTGAATATAAAATGTCTTTTAGTTCTTTTGGTGACTTTTCAACTAACTCTCTAAATGATGTTATTTTTGGTGTTTCCATTGATTCATTTTCATTTAAATTATCTTTTTTAAGATAATCAATTATTGCTTGTTTTTGATTTGGTATTTGGTCAGAAAAAATTGCTTTAAATATTTCAATTATTTTATCTCCAATATCCTTACCTTTAAAACCTAAACTCATAACATCCATACCTGTAATATCAAGTTGTTTAACATCCATTGGATATTTTTGAGCCATTTGTTTTAACTCATTTGGAATCAACATTGAATTCTGAATTGTATCAGGAGAAAGTTTATACATCTTCATTAATGTAAAAAGATTCTCAACTTTATTTTGACCAAATAAATTTAAATTAGATAATGCTTCAATTTCTTTTTTTACTTTATCAGACAATGCTGAACCAAATCTTTTACGAAGCATTTCAAAGTTTTCAGATGTTAAAACACATAGATATAAAAATTCACCTATAGTTCTAACCTTATCAAAATTTTTAAACTTTCCATTATATGGAAACCCAAATATTGATTCAAATAAATTTAAATCTACAAGTAATTTAATACCTTGAATTGGTTTACCTTTTGAAACTATTTTTTCGAATTCAATAATATATCTTTCAGGGGAAATTTCTTTTATTAGATTAGCATTTTGTTTTATCATTGATTCAGTTTGAGAATCAAGATTAAAACCAAATCTTGTTGCAAATTGAACAACACGCAACATTCTCAATGGGTCTTCGGAAAAACTATCATTTGAGGTTGCTTTAATAATTCTATTTTTAATATCATTAAGACCATTAAATGGGTCAACAATATTACCATCACCATCCATTGCTAAACTGTTAATAGTTAAATCTCTTCTTTTCATTTCATCCTCAACAGACATATTAGGGTCAACAGTTACTTCAAATCCTTGATAACCTTGACCTGTTTTTCTCTCTGTACGAGGAAGTGCTACATCTATTTCTTCACTAGTTGGTGTTTCTCTAAATTTAATTATACCAAATGATTTACCAACTAAATCAGTCTTACCATAGTTTTCTAGAATACCTTGCAATAAATCATAATCAATTCCTGTAACAATAATATCCAAATCTTTAGATTGTTTACCTAAAATAAAATCTCTAACAGGTCCACCAACAGCATATATTTTACCACCCGCTTTTGTTACTTCATCGTAAAAAGGTAATGCTCTTAGTTTATATGATAGATAATTTGTTGCCATAAATCGTATTTTATACATATAATTAGAAAAAAACTATTTATATTAAAATATTATGTTTAGATACGACAAAAAAAGAATCAACAAAGAAGTTGATGAACTTAAAAAATTATTAGCAATAACAAAAGGTGCTAAAGCATCGAATAAATCTGTTTCAGCAACTTTTTTAAGAGAAGCAGTTGATATTACAGGTATTCCAACAACAACACCCACTCCCGAAGAAGGTAATCAAGAACCATTACCTCAAGATAGTGCTGAAATGACAAAAACTGATGATACAAAAGAAATTCAAAAAGCAATTTTAAATTCAACTATTACATCAATTGGTCCTGAAGGTGATGAACAAGTAGTTAAAGGTTATGTTTCAACAGCAGGTGAAGAAAAGGGGTTGTATTTTAAATTTTCCACGAAAGAAAATAGTCCAATGATTCAAACTAAAAAAGCAGTTGTCTTGGATGATAATTTAGCAAAATCAATTGAGCAAATTTCAACATATTTTGATACTTGGAAAACTAATGCAGAAAAATAATGAAAAATAATTATTTAAAATTCTTGTTGAGCGTTACATTTTGTCTAAATTTATTTTTAGGTTATTATTTTGTATATAATTTCTTTTTTAAGAAACCTGATAAAGTTGATGACAATACAGAATTACAAAATTTAATAAATCAAAAAGAAACAAAAATTGAAGAATTAGATAAAATAAACAAAGAAAAACAAATAGTAATTGATTCTTTATTAGCAAAAAATAATGAAGATGAAAAAACAACAATTACATTGAAACAAAAAATTAATCAAAATAAAAAAGATGAAACCAAAATCACTACACCTAAAACTCGTATTAATAATTCTGATGATGCTGAACTTATCAGCGAACTGTCAGCAGAAGAATTCTAATAATGGTTTTAAGGCTAGGACATTAAAACCTTATGATTATTTTGAAAAAAATAATATGTCTTTTTTTACGTTTGATTATTATCAAACAAGATTTTTATTAGAACAAAAAAAAATTAAAGATTTATACAACAAAAGATTATCTTTACAAGATTCTTTAATAATAAAAAATGATTCAATAATAAAAAATTATAAAACAGTAATTGAATTAAAACAGCAACAGCTTGATACTACAAATAAAAGTTTGTTATATTATGTTAGCATTGTAAATATGCAAAAACAAATTATTTCAAATAATAAAAATAAAATTAGAAGAAAAAATACGGTTATTATAAGTTTAATTGGTGCTATTGGTGCTACATTTCTTTTAACTCTTTAAACAGCATCACTCCAAGTTCCTTTTCTATTCCATAAAACCCTAAATAAATTTGTTAAAGTCTTTACTGTTACTTTTTTTATCTCATCCTCAGTAAACTTATCTTTAACAATATTTTTTATTTCTTTTTCAATAAAAGGTTTCAATTCTCTTATAATTTCTTTTTTAAGAGATTCTTCTTCTTTTTTGGTCATTTAAATTGTGTATTTTATTATAATTAGTTGTTTTTAACTATTTATTAAAAACGATTGATGGAAAATCAACAATTACAACAGCAAACTGTTGATACTAGAGTAAAAGATGTTTCTAAGAAAACAAAAAAACGAGAATATAAAAATCGTAAAACATTTTCTTTGAAAGCTATGGAAGCTTTAGTTGATAAAGTTAGTTTTTTAGAAAATAAATATGATAGTTTAGCTATTAATGCAAAAGAAAAATTAGGATATCATTATAATGAAATCTTAAATATCCTTTTATTTCATAAATATGTTAAGTCAAATAAAAAATTATTTGAAATGTATAAAAAAATAAAAGATGCAATAAACAAAGGTTATGAATTTAAAAAAGAAAAAAGAAAAAAAGTAAATGAAAATACAATGAAAAATATGATGAAAAATAATAAAGGAACACATTTTGCAATTAACAAAAAAACCAACAAGATTTTAGAGTCTTGGAATTATGATGGTTATGAGCATAATGAATTAAAAAATCATAAAGATGAGTATTTCACTAAAGATGTTAAAAGAAATTATCCATTTTTAAATGAAAATGATGTAGTTGTTGTCAATGCTCAAAATTTAGAAAAAAGACAATTAAACGAAAATAATAAAAAAGATTGGCAAAGGTACAACTACTCTCATTTTGCTTTATTGAAAGAAACAAATCATATTCTATATGGTTATGATTATTCTGATGTAGATTCAAATGAATTAACAAAAAATAAAAATAAATACTTTTTAAAAGTTTTATCCGAAACATATGGTTCTGAAATAACACCAAAAGATGTTGTAGTTGTTAAATCTAACAAACTTAAAAAATTAGGTATTAAAGATTATTTAAATGAATCTAATTGGGTTGGTTTAATCAATGAAGCATATTACGGAAGCAAAATGGATGAAGGTTATGGAATGTCATTTGAAGAAGCAAAAGCTGAAGCTAAAAGAATTTCTGATGAAGAAGGTGGTGTGGCTCAACATGTAAATAAGATTGGTGATGATATGTATGAAGTTTCTGATTGGTATGATTCTGACACAACAGTAGCTAGTTTTGGGATGGGTATTGATGAAGAAATGGATGATAATGTTTATGAATATGAAGTTCCTGATTGGGCATTACCTACTTTAATTAATGGTGATTCTAGCGGTATAAGTGATGAAGATGAGCAAAAAATAGAAAGATTTATTAATCAAGTTGTTAATGAAGTTGGTAATGCTAATTTTTATGGTGGTAGTGAAGAAGATGGTTTAGGTTTTAGAAGAAGTAATGATATTGATAATTTAGGTTCTGAAGTATACAAAGTCTATGTTAGAAAACATACTCTTGATGAGTCAAGTGATGTGGGTAGTGTATTTGGTGCTGAAGGTATGCCTGTTGCAAATCCATATATGAGACCTAAAAAAGGTTTTGATTTATCACCAAATCAAGATATGTACAAAGCTAAAAATATGTTACCTTCTGTTAAAAAGGGAATTAAAAAATTTCAATCTGAATTTTCAAATCCTGTTTTTAAACAAACAACAGAACCTGAGTTTATTACACCTGTAAAAACAACACATTTTCAAGGTACTAAAAAGAAAGCAATGAAAGAAAACTATGATTTAGTTGATTTAGATGCTTTAATGAATGATGATATTATTGAATATAAAAAATTATCCACAAATAATAATGTATTTAAAAGTCCTAAGATTGAATTAATCAGAGAAAATAATAGAGATAGTATTTCTGAATTTATTATTAAATATCAGGGTCGTGAATTACCTGAAGTTTATAACAGAAAACAATTAGATAATTTAGCATTAAAAACTTTAAATGAATATTATAATAGATTAGTTCAAAGACTTGGTTTATTAGAAGAAGAAAAAAAGCATGATGCATTAGTTAGAATTGATGCACTTAAAAAACAATCTCAAAAAGATAGTAATTCTTATTACAAAAAAGATGCTAGTAATAAAACAACAACTATGCTAGTTCAAAAAGGTGAAGGTGATGGTTTAGTGTATGATAAAGATTCTTTAGAAAAGAAAGATATCCCAAAATATCAATATCAATCTGAACATCAAAAACAATATCTTGAGAAAGGACATAGAGGATTAGAAGATTTTGTTCCTGAACCTAATCCAAATGGCGAAACTGACCCTGTATGGTTAGCAAGAAAAGAAGCATTAATGAGTACACAAGAAGTTGGCGCAAATGCTTTTAAAGCTGCTCAAAAAAGAATTCAATATAAGAAAGAACATGGACTTGGCAAAACAAGAGGCAGAACTGTTAAATTAACTCAGGATTTACCTAAAGTTGATAAAGCAGATGAACTATTAAAAGAAAATTCTTTTGATTTCATAAGTGAATCAAATATTTTAAATCAAATTCAATCTTATTATATTGATGAAGATAATAGAAAAAAACCTGTTATATTTGATGCAAACAATATTGTTGAAAAATTCAACAAAAATAAACTTATGGGCTGTAAAGAACTGACTTATAAGGGTTTGGGTCAAACTCTAACAGAAGATTTTAAAGATAAAGTCTTAAACAGGAAACTTCTTTACTCACCTGAAAGTAAAAAAGTTTACTTGGTCTAAGATGATGGGTTTAAAAAATAAGGAAAAAATATCAAAAGATAACTATTATCTTTTGTTTAAAGAAAATATTGATTATCAAAAAGTAGAAGTATGCCAAGAGTTTATGATTGACTACACAAAGTTATTCATAAACTCTTTTTTGGGATTAGACGCATTTGAAAATGAAAATCAAATTAATGATTATATTAAATGGTGTTTTAATAAAACTTGCAATGAATACAAGGAAATATATAATTTTGATTTTTCTAAAAATGATAAATTACTTTTATATATTACCACATTTTCAAATGAAATAATATCAAAAGAACATGATTTAAATTTTTTATTAAAAAAACTTATAGAAGTTATAAAAGAAAGGTTTCATATTTATGAAAACAAAAACTCAGTTCAATTAAAAGAATTTTTAAATTTATATTTTTTATTTTTTAAAACAAACTATTAAATTATGAAAGCAAGATATTTCACTTATGAAAAAACACCTAAGGCTGTTTATTATCTAACAGACATAAGACAAGAAATTTACCCTAATCATACAATAGAGGAATTCTATAAAGAAATAGAAACCAAATGGACTAGTAATCCAAGTGTAATTATTGTTGATGATAGAGAAACATCATATTCAAGTGGTGAGATAGAAATTTCACAAATAGATAAATATTTAGAAAAATTGGAACAGATTAAAAAACAATTAGAAGATGATGATGATGAAAATGGATAGTGAAGAAAAAAAAGAAATTGAATCAATTAAACAAGAAGAGTTAAAAGAACAACTCTTTTGGGAGGGCTATTCAAATAAAATAAAACAACAGATAAAAAATGAAAATATTTATCAAGAGGTTGAACATTTTAAAAAAATTAAAAATAAAGAGAATAAAAATTTTTTTAAGAAAATTTTAAAAACTTTAGGATTTTAACTTATATTTATTGTACAAATTTTAAAATTATGCCTGTTTCAAAACAAAGAAAAAATCATAAGAAAAAAAGTTCTGCAAGAACAACAAGATTGGAAAATGATGCAAAAAGACTTTCTAAGAAGTTTTTAGAAAACTATAGTAAAATTATGGAAGCAAGAAATCAATCTTTAAATTCTCAAACAGAACAAAAATAATGACATTCTTTAATAATCAAGAATCACCTAAATTTGATTTTAATGACATTAGTTTAATTCCATCTATTCTATCAAAAATAGAATCAAGAAGCGAAATTAAATTACCGCCATTACTTCCTCTGATTGCATCTCCAATGAACTCTGTCCTTACTATAAAAAAGAAGGAAAGATTTCATGAAGAATTTTTGAATTCTTTACTTAAAGAAATGATGGTCTGTGTTCCAAGAAATTATGAATACAGTACATATACTGAACTCTTTAAATATAGTAGTCTTAATAAATCAATGTTTAAATCAATATCATTACAAGAATTTAAATTAATTGAAACTGATTTTGATACATTTGAAAATTTAATATTACAAGATGATTGTGTATTAGTTGATATTGCTAATGGACATATATGGAAACTTTTAGATTTATCAAAAATCTTTATTAAGAAGTTTAAAAATAAAAAATTAATGATTGGCAATATTGCTAATCCACATACATATGATGCATTTGCTAAAATAGGTGTACATTATTGTAGAATTTCAATAGGTTCGGGAAGTGTTTGTACGAGTTCTAGCAATGCGGCCATTCATTATCCAATGGCATCATTGATTTATGAATGTAATCAAATTAGAATTGCTAATGCTCATAAATCTTTAATTGTTGCTGATGGGGGGTTTAAAAATTTTGCAGACATTATTAAAGGTCTTGCACTTGGAGCAGACTATGTAATGCTTGGTGGAATTTTAAATAAATGTTTGGATTCTGATTCTTATCCTTATCTTTGGAAGAAAATTAAGATTACAAACATGTGTTTAGCTAAGTGGCTTTACAGAAATAAATTTCCATTATACAAAAGACATGTTGGTATGTCTACAAAAGAAATACAAAAAATTTGGGGAAATAAAAAACTTAAAACATCTGAAGGAATTGCAAAATGGAATAAGGTTGAATATACTTTTGATGGATGGGTTGAAAATTTTACTGATTATTTAAAAAGTGCAATGAGTTATTTAAATTGCAATAAATTAGAAGATTTAAAAGAAAAAGCTAACTTTGTACATATTACAGAAAATTCATTCAAAAGATTTTATAAATAACAATAATGGGAGTAAAAGAAAAAATTACCTATAAAACATTTAAAGATGAAGAAGTTGAAAGGTTTTTAAATGGTAGAAATGTAAATCAAAAACATATTGTATGCATTGAAGGTAGTTCATATTCTAATACTGTTCAGTTATTTATTGATGACCCTGAAACAAAAAGAAAATATATAAAAATTGATGAATACAAACCTTTTATATATGTAAAAGATTTAAAAAAACTAGGTATACCATTCTATAAAGATAGAAAAGAAGAGTATAAAGAAAATATAGATAAATATAATATATCATTCAAAAAACTAAGAACAGCCGATAATAATGGTGCTTTAGTTGACAGACTTGAAAATGGTTATAAGTATATTTTTTATACTAATTCTGCATATGGAATGAGAGATTTGCTTACTTTCTTTAGAAAAGGAGGTTTGGATGTCTATTGGAAAAGCAATGAAACATTTACAAATAATTTATTTACACCTGATTTAAAAGAAAATAAACCATTTATTTTTGACCCTGATAATGACAGTATTATTTATAATACAATTTCAGAAAATTATGAAATCATAATCAGAAATATTAATAAAGTAATATATAATTCAATACAAATAAAATATTCAGGTGATTTTAAAGAAGAAATAAATGATGATGAAGAAAATGATAATTTGGATGATTTAATTGAGGATGAAAATAAAGTAATAACTAAAACAAATACATTAAAAAAATTAAAACTTTTCACAAATTATGAAATATTTCATGATGAATCTGAAAATGTTTATAGGGTTATATTTAAAGATAAGTTAAAAGAAGGTGATAAAATAAATGTATATTATGAAATAAGTAATAAAAATCTTTTTTATACCGTTAAACCTGAAGAACAATATCTTATTCAAAAAGGTATTCGTATGTTTAATGGTTATAAAACATATGATGAAATTCATAAATTTGTATTCGATATTGAAACAACAGGTCTTAATCCTAATAAAGATAGGATATTTGCTATTGGTTGTAAAGATAATCGAAAATTTGTTTCAATTGATTTTGTCAATCAAATGGACAATGATGAACAAGAAAAACAATTAATAATAAAATTCTTTAATATTATAAAAAGATTAAAACCTGCAATAATATTTGGTTATAATAGTGAAGATTTTGATTTTAACTTTATATTAAAAAGAGCAGAATTATTAAAATTAGATATAGAAACATTAACCACAACTTATATTGATGATAAAATAATTAAAAGAATTGAAAACTCAAGTCTTAAAGTTGGTAATGAAACAAAGTATTATACTAAAACTTCAATGTTTGGATATAATGTTTTGGATATTATTCATTCTGTTTGGAAAACTCAAGCAATTAACTCTAACATGAAAGAAGCAGGTTTGAAATATGTCTGTAAATTTGCAGGTATTGCCAAACCTAATCGTATGTATGTTAAAAATGGTGCTAAAATTTATGAAATGTGGAAAGAAGATAAGTTCTACATAAATAAATCTCAAACAAATGATTATGAATTAGTACCTGAAGAATACCAAAATAATTCGGTTCAATATCTTAAACTAAATCCTGATTATGATAAGATAATAACAGGAAAAGAAATTATTGAACAATATCTTGAAGATGATTTATGGGAAACATTACAAGTTGACAAAGTATATAATGAATCAACATTCATGCTTTCAAAACTTCTCCCAACATCATTAGAAAGAACTGCAACTATTGGTGGTGCAGGTTCGTGGAATCTTATTATGACCGCTTGGAGTTATGAGAACGAACTTGCTATTCCTGTAACACCTAATAAAAGAGACTTTACAGGTGGTCTTTCAAGGACATTTAAAGTTGGATATTTTGAAAATATTTATAAAGAAGATTATGCAGGTCTATATCCATCAATTCAACTTGAGCATTATGTATTTCCAAGACATGATGTAACTAATATCTTATTTAGATTATTGAGTTACTTTAAATTTACAAGGGATAAATATAAAAAGTGGGCAAAAGATGAAACTCTTCCCGAAGAAGATAGAAAGTTTTATGATGCTTTACAACTTCCAATTAAAATTCTTAACAATTCAAATTTTGGTGCATTTGGTTCTGAATACTTTAATTGGGCTGACTTTGATTGTGCTGAAAGAATCACTTGTACAGGTAGACAATATCTTAGAAGAATGATTCATTACTTTATGCAATTTGGTGCTATTCCAATTACTGAAGATACTGATGGTTGTAACTTTTCTGTACCTGAATATACAAATGTTGATTTAAATTTTAATAAATTAGATACACCAATTAAAATTGATGATTTAGTTTATGAATATGAAGGTGTAACATATAAGGGTGTTGATGCAATGGTTGAAAAGTTTAACAATGATATCATTGCAGGTCAATATATGAAACTTGATAATGATGGTATGTGGATTTCTGCTGCCAACTTTGCAAGAAAGAACTATGCAAATCTTGAATATTCAACACTTGAAGATAAAAATATTAAAAAAATATTTAATATACCAAAGGAATACTTAGAAAATGAAATTATTTATCTTGAGGAATACGCACAAAAGAATAATTATTCGGGAGAACATATCAAAAATCTTAAAATTAAGAAATCCAAACCAAAGGTTACGGGTAATACAATAAAGTCTAAAACTAT